AAAAAAAAAAAAAAAAAAACAATTTTATTATGGAATTACAAAACCCTTTAAACAAACCAAATAGGTTTGCATATGGAAAAGATGTCACTATTATTAATGATAATCCACCCGCAGATCAAACTTTTGGTGTACATAAATCAGCAGAACAAAGCGGTATCTCAGTGACTTTAGAAGAAAGTCATTTTATGATATGGAAACTAGAAAATGGAATATATGTTGAATTTGGAGAAGTTAATCAAAAATCAGCTATTGTATTAGGTTGGACAGATGGTGTAGATGGATATTACTTTCAATCTCTAACACCAACTCCTAAATTAGAAATTAGAATTACAGGTGTTGCAGGAAATATAATTGTTGATTCAGACCCTAGTGATGGTATAGGTGAAGGATCAGCTGATCTTTTATCATTTAATGGACAAATTAACCAAGGAAGCGTTGGGCAAATTGGAAAGCTAGGAGAAAAAGGAGATAAAGGTGATAAAGGTGAAGCAGGTGGTTATGCAACATCATTTGATGGTCCACACTCTCTCGGTGATGATAGAAGTCCAACTGCAGATTTAGGTACAGTAACAGTAGATACTGATTTATCATATCAAAGTGGTGATTATATTTTAATATCTATGGTTGCAAGACCAGATAGTTTTGATATTGCAAGAGTAACTTCATATGATAGTTCTACTGGTGTAATGTCTTTTGATAACCTTTATCAAAGTACATCGGATTCAGAAAGCACGGATTGGAATATTAATTTAACAGGTCTGCAAGGTCAAAAAGGTGAAGATGCTAGTTATATGACATCATTTGATGGTCCACACTCTCTCGGTGATGATAGAAGTCCAACTGCAGATTTAGGTACAGTAACAGTAGATACTGGCTTATCATATCAAGGAGGTGAATATGTTTTAATATCTATGGTTGCAAGACCGGATAGTTTTGATATTGCAAGAGTAACTTCATATGATAGTTCTACTGGTGTAATGTCTTTTGATAACCTTTATCAAAGTACATCAGATTCAGAATCAACTGATTGGAATATTAATTTAACTGGTATACAAGGTGAAAAAGGAGATAAAGGCGAAGCTGGCGAAGCTGGCGTTATTGGAGTTGATGGAGCTAAAGGAGATAAAGGAGATCAAGGTGCAATGGGTATCCCAGGTTTAACAGGTCAAGCTGGACAAGATGGTACAGGATTTGATGGTGCTAAAGGTGAAAAAGGAGAAGCTGGACTTGATGGTACTGCTGCAAATCAAGGACAAAAAGGAGATAAAGGTGATTCTTCTGACATGGGAGGTACAATGACTGCATCTATTATACCAGACGCAAATGAACAATATGATTTAGGAAGTGCTGAATATAAAATCAGACACCTTTTCTTATCTGATAATTCAATGTACATTGGAGACACTTGGATTAAGGCTGAAGGAGATCAGATTAAAACTCCTAATTTATTAGTAGGTGATATTAATTTAAATAACGAAGGTAGACAAAATGAGGTTGATGGAACTTCAGGTCACTGGTCAATTCAAGAAGGAAGCGACGATTTATTTTTAATTAATAGAAATACTGGTAAAAAGTATAAGTTTAATCTTACAGAAATGTAAAATAATTAAAACAGAATTAAAGGGCCCCTTAGTGGCCCTTTTTATTTTAATATATAATAAAACAAATCTTTTTAAAAACATATAAGTAGTATGATGAGAATGCACAGAACTGTAATTTTAAATTCTTTAGCAGAAAAAATAAAAGCGCAGAATTATTTAGAAATAGGGTTACAATACCCTGCGATGAACTATAATCACATAAAGGTAAAAACAAAAAACTCAGTAGATCCAGGGTACGATATTGAAAAATACTATCAGCACAATACAGACACTAGGAATCAAGCTACACATAAATTTGAGTCTGATGTTTTTTTTAAAAAATTAGAAGATGGAGAATTTAAAGAGTTTAAAAAAGATCATAAATGGGATTTAATATTTATAGATGGTTTACATTTAGCAGATCAGGTTTGGCGAGATGTAATGAATTCTTTAAATCATTTAGCAGATGGAGGAGTTATTGTTATGCATGATTGTAATCCTTTTCAATATAGCAATAAATGGGAAAGAGTTATAGAAGATCAACATAATAGTGGATGGAATGGCACTACATGGAAAGCAATGTATAGGCTTAGGACTTCAACGCCAGATTTAGCAGTTTGTACTATTAATACAGACGAAGGTTTAGGTATAGTAATGAAGGGTAAGCAAGAATGTGCTCCTTTAAATAATCCATTTTTCGAATATAGAGTATTTGAAAAAGACCTAGATCGTGCATTAAATCTTAAACGTTCTTGGAATTCATTTAAAGAATGGTTTGCAAAGAATAATTCTAGATGGAATCCATGAATAAAACAATATTAATTACAGGAGGTGCTGGTTTTATTGGATCCCATCTTGTAAGAAGGATGATTAATAACTATCCAAACTATCACATTGTTAACTTAGATAAATTAACATATGCTGGTAATTTAAACAACTTAAAGGACGTTGAAGATAAACTTAATTACACATTTATTAAAGCAGATATCGTAGATGCTGACGCGTTAAGTGAAATATTTACTACTTATGATTTTGATGGAGTAATTCATTTAGCAGCAGAATCACATGTTGATAGAAGTATTACAAATCCAAATGAATTTATAATGACAAATGTTATAGGTACATTAAACCTATTAAATGAATGTAAAAATAATTGGCAAGATAAAAAAGATAGAATTTTTTATCACGTTTCTACCGATGAGGTTTATGGAAGTTTAGGAGATGTTGGAATGTTTACTGAAGAAACTACATATGATCCAAGAAGTCCATACTCTGCATCAAAGGCAAGCTCAGACCATATTGTTAGAGCATATTATCATACATTTGATTTACCTATTAAAATTTCAAACTGTAGTAATAATTATGGCAGCTATCAATTTCCTGAAAAATTATTGCCATTAATGATTAATAATATTAAGAATGGAAAAGATTTACCAGTTTATGGTAAAGGTGAAAACATTAGAGATTGGTTATGGGTTGAAGATCATGCTGCTGCTATAGATTTAATTTATCATAAAGGTGCAATTGGAGAAACTTATAATATTGGAGGACATAATGAATGGACTAATATAGATTTAGTGCATAGTTTATGTGATATAATGGATAAGAAATTAGGTAATGGTGAGAGGACTTCTAAAAAATTAATTAAATTTGTAAAAGATAGAGCAGGTCACGATTTAAGATATGCAATAGATGCAAGTAAATTAGAAGTAGATTTAGGTTGGGTACCTTCTATTCAATTTGAAGAAGGACTTGAAAAAACAGTTGATTGGTATTTAGAAAATACTGAATGGTTAGATAGCGTCACATCTGGAGACTATGTTAATTATTATAAAAAACAATACAATTAGATGAAAGGAATTATTTTAGCAGGTGGTAGCGGTACAAGACTTCACCCTCTAACCTTGGCAGTCAGTAAACAACTTATGCCAGTTTATAATAAGCCGATGATTTATTATCCATTAGCTACATTAATGAGTGCAGGTATTAGAGAGGTATTATTTATAACAACTCCACATGATAGCCATTTATTTAAAAACCTATTTGGAGATGGTAGTCAATTTGGTTGTGAGTTTAGTTATGAAATTCAAGAAATTCCAAATGGATTAGCGCAGGCGTTTGTGATCGGTGCAGAATTTATAGGCAATGATAAAGTTGCATTAATCTTAGGTGATAATATCTTTTATGGCGGTGAAATTAATAAGATTCTTGCAGAGTCTAAGGATCCAGAAGGAGGATATGTATTTGCATATAGAGTCAGTGATCCAGAGAGATATGGCGTTGTAGACTTTGATGAGACTGGAAAGGTGCTTTCAATAGAAGAAAAGCCAAAAGAGCCAAAATCTAATTATGCAGTTCCAGGTTTGTATTTTTATGATAATAGTGTTATTGAAATTGCAAAGACATTAAGGCCAAGTGCAAGAGGAGAGTATGAAATAACAGATGTTAATAAAGCTTATTTAGAAATGGGTAAATTGAATGTTAAGACTCTTGGCACTGGAGTAGCTTGGTTAGACACTGGTACTTTTGAATCTTTAATGCAAGCCAGTAATTTTGTACAAACTATTGAAGATAGACAAGGAGTAGGTGTGGCATGTATTGAAAAGATAGCATATGATAATGGTTGGATAGACGAAGAACAAAAAAATAAATTAGCAGAATCTTTAATAAAGAGTGGCTATGGTAAATTAATAAAATAAAAAATGCATAGGCAAGTTAAATTCGGAAATGTAAAAAAAGGTATGTCACATATTTATCGACACAATAAGAAAGAGCTTGATAAATTAGAAAATACCTTAATGAGTAGAAATGGCCTCTCTGAAAAGGCCTTAAAAGAAATTAATTGGATGCGAGATCAATTGATTTTACGCATGAATGATTGTATAGAAGATTAAACAAATCTACATTCCATCATATAATTATAGATGGAACTCCTAATAAAAAAGTGGCAATTAAGATTTGGAATCGGCGATTGGCAAATAAAAACAGAAAGAATCTTACCAGAACAAATAGAATATAGTGGTGAAACTTACTTTGTTGCTATTGAAAGAGACTTTGATAAAAAGGAGGGCACTATTTACCATGACATAGACCTTTGTGAAGAATCAATAGTTCATGAATTACTGCATGTTAAAAATCCTGAAAAGGACGAGGATTGGGTAAATATGAAAACAAGTCAAATTTTAGAATATGAAAAATAGAGAAGAAATAGCCTTAATGTGGATAGTACTCATTATTGCGGGTATAATAACAACGGCAATAATGCCAGAAATATTATTATTTGTAGTTTTAGGTTACTGTATGTGGGGATTATATACACATTATAGTAATAAATTATGAAAAGAATAGCAAATTTTATGGGCTTAATAATGGCTATGCTTGTAGCAATGTTTCAGCCTTTACAAATTACACATGGGGCAGATGGATGTTGCGCTACCTGTCAAATGAAAAAAGAAGATGAAGACGCAATAGAGTTAGTAGAAGAAAAAGGAGAAATAAGTTAATGAAAGAACCAAAGGAAAAGGCCCAAGAAATATTAAAAGAAATGCACAAGTGCGGAGAAGGTATGATGATACCATTAAGTGTTACTACTGATTGTGCAAAGGTAGCGTTAAAACACATACAGCAACAAAGTCCAGATAATAATAAATATAACTATTGGATAAAGGTTGCTGATTTTATAGATAAATGATATGATACACACCTATATACCATACGCTGATAAAGAACATCCAATGAATCTAGGATGGGCATATAATAATTTTATGAAATTAATAGGGGAAGATGATTGGGCATGTTTTTTAGACCATGACGCATGTTTCACAACGCCTTTATGGTATACTCAATTAGAAGATGCTATAGCTAAGAATCCAGAAATTGGAGCATTTGGATGTAGAACTAACAGAGTTGCAAACATGTATCAATTAGTAGGAGGTATAGATACTTATAATAATGACATTGAATATCAAAGAAAAGTAGGGAATGAAATAAAAGAAAGGTATAAGGACAGTATATTTATGGTGACTGAAAACACTTTACAAAGGGGATTTAGTGGAGTTTTTATTTTAATATCTAAAAAAACTTGGAAAAAGATAGGTGGGTTTTTAGAAGGTAAGTTTTTAGGTGTTGATAATGATTTAAGACATAGGTTAAACGCTAAGAATATACCATTAGCGATTATAGATAGTGTTTATGTTTATCATTGGTATAGATTTAATAACCCATATCCTCATTCTGTACCAATATTAGCAAAAATTGCAGAATTAAATAAAACAAAAAATAACATTTTTTTATATCAACGTTAGATAAATAATATATGAAAACATATGAAGAATTT